ATTGCTTAAACGGTGGCGCGTCAACGTCCATCCGCTCCAATGCTTGATAACACATGTGGATGCAGTCGATATAGCCATCGCTGCCGTCAGCGCCGAAGCGATACGGCATTCCGATTAAATCACTGCAGTCGGACACTATTGCTAATCGGCAAGTTGCCCACCATGCGCTGTGTTAATGAACGCCTTGGTACGTCCGTTCCAACAGCATCCAAAACAGAACTCAGCTCTAAGTTCAGTGAAACGTTGTCCCACTGACCGCCAGTTACCTGGCCGGTGTAGGTGTGAACAGTGGTGTGAGTTGCTGTAAGTCCTGACTCAGGATCAGAATTTTCAATGATCAGCACCTCAACCTCCATCAGATAGCTGCTTTTGATTGCTGCGACAGCCCATCGGCGAGTCAATTCATTGTTCGGGAAGACAAGAGACGCTTCCATACCATCACCTGTGCGGTTGACGGTGACACCAGAAAAACCAAACGGGGCAAACTGATATTCATCACCGTTATGCGTCAGCTGCTTACCGATGAAAAAGTTTTGAAACCGGAAATCAACGGTGTCTTTAGGTGTAATCCTTACAACGTGACCAAAAGCAAACTGCGTCACATCCCGACCCTCTTACGAGTGCTGCCGCTCATCTGCAGTCGTCTCAGCGTTTGTTGCTCACCCTGTTTAGCGCCTTGGGAAGCGGCTTGCCTCATGCCAGCTTGGAACTGATCAGCAGTCACATAATCAACGCTGTTGATGCGTTCGACGCTGTAGCGAACGTCGATTGGTGCGGCAACTGCTGTTCCGCCACCTTCGCCTGACGTTCCACCTTCTCCATTTTCAGGGATAACAGAACCGCCACGAGCACCGCGAGAGTAACGCGCCATGCTCTCACGCATCTTGCTTTCTGGTATTAGATATTCTGGCTCGGCTTCTCCGATAACAGCATTAGTAGCACCTGAGGCATAACCGCCTTCAGCGCCAAAAAAGTTCATGCCCGCGGTTTTGGGTGTTATCCCTAAATCAAGACTGCCAGCGCCTGGGCCGAACATAGGGGCACCACCTCCGCCACCACCACCAGGCATCGAAATGCCCAGCGCTTTCATGATCGTGCCGTACAAAATCATCGTGATCTGCTGCGCGATGATCTGCATTGCCATGTCCAGGAAATGCTCAGCCGTAGCGGCCAGCATGTCCTTGAGGGCCTCGCCAGCAGACTTGCTGCCAGTTATGACGCTCTTAAATGCGCCCGCAAAAGCGTTGCCAATAACTTGCGCACCAGCTGCAACTTGATTCTGCACATCAAGCAACTCTTCCATCTTCTGCTTCATCTGAAACATCGGATCAGCTTCAAGCTCTTTTTGCTGCCTGTCTGCTGCTTCTTTTGCCGCCTTCGCTGCCGCATCCAGTCGGTCTTGCTCAATCTGTTCAAGCTCTTGGTTTTTAGACAGCTCAGCATCAAGCAGCGCACTCTTTCTCGCGAGTACATCGTCATTAAATTGCTGGCCAATCTGAAATTGCTTGAGAGCAAATTTCGCGTTCACGTCATCTACCTTGCCTTCAGTTAGCTTTGCATCGCGGATCGCTTGACGCAGGTCAAACTCTTGCTGCGTCATTTTTACCTTTTCCTTTTGCGCCTTCGCCTCTTTGTCGCCGCCTAGTTGCGTGCCAGTTTTTTGGATCGCATTAGCAGCTGGCGAAGTGCCGTCGCCAGTTGTTGGCTGATCTTGCCCAAAGCCACCGGCTACCGCTAAGGCGTTAACTCCTTCACCCACCGTATTCACAACACTCGAAGCTGCCCCCGACACAAAATTGCCAACAGCGTTTGCGGCACCTACCGCCATATCAACAAGAGCACGCAGCTGCGGTGGCAATGCCTTGTAGAGGTTTGTTAGTTTTTCGTGGATTATTTCACCGAGACTAGCAAAGACTCCAACGATGCCATTTTTAATTGAATTGGCAAAACCTAGAACTGCGCCGATTCCGTCATAGGCAAGCCCTGCAACAAGCTTAAAGAATCCAGTAACAACGGCAGTAGCAAACTCGACGCCTTTCATGATTGCTTGGAATCCTTGCTCAAGCTCGTAGGCAAGGTTTACGTTTTCCTCAAAAGGCAAAAGCTCTTGGAAAAACTCAGCGGCTGCCTGCCCTATCCCACGCAAAGGGGCCAAGAGAACCTTCACTGCAGCTGCAAAAACTTCAACAGTTACTGCAGCAACTTGGAAAATCCCTTTTAGCAATATCCCTAGTTCAGAACCATCAGCAAATAGGTTGGTGAAGGCAGTTTGTAGTCGCTTCAGCGCACCGTTAATTGTGTCGCTCGCCTCAAACGCTGCTTTTGCCGCTTGCCCCTGCGAGTTCTTTTGATTTTCTAATAGCTTGTTGTATTTTTCAGTGTCGTTAAGCAGGGCAAGAATTGACGGCCCAGCTTCCGTACCAAACGCCTTAATAACCGTGCCAGCGTCTGCGCCTGACTTTTTAATCTTCTCAAGCGTGCCTGCTAAACCATCACTCTTCAGCGTTGAAGCATTGATTTCAACTCCAAGAGCTTTAAATTCTTTGCCAACCTTGCCCGCCGCAATCTGTGCAAACGCAGTCTTCAAGGCAGTAAATGTCACCTCTGCGCCTTGACCACCAGCGGTGATTTGGGCAACCGCCGCGTTGACTTCTTCTAGCGGCACACCTAACGCAGCAGCAACAGGCGCAACCTTTGCAATGTTGGCCGCATACTCACCGATGACAATCTTGCCATCGTTCTGCGTTTGAATGAATCCATCGACAAGCTTTCCTGCCTTGTCAGCCTGCATCCCGTAAGCATTCAACACTGACGTTGCAGCGTCACCAACGGTGTTGATGTCACTGAAGCCGCCCGTTGCGCCGAGGCTTGCTGCCTTCAAAATGTTGGCCGCGTCAGCCGCATTTGTGAAACCGGCAGATGCCACGTCGTAAGCCGCGCTAGTCAGCTCAACCACGTCGGCCTGGCCCGCCAGCTCACGGCTAACACCTTTCAACTGCTTCGTTAAAGCTTCGCTATCGACGCCAAGTGAACGCACCTTGGCTTCTGCAAAATCCTGAGTCGCGAGGGTAGAAAACGCAGATGACAAGGCCCCAGCAGCCGTCGTCAAAATTGCAATTGGCCCTAAAGCTGCCTTTAACGCACCCCCCAGCGCTGCAACACCAGGGACAGCAGCCTTAGCCGCTGCGCCAATACCCTTTGCAGCCCCTGCCCCTTTGCCAAGCTTGTCGAGACTAGCTGCGGAGCTATCTGCAGTGCCTTGGACTTTATTTACGGCATTTTCAAGCTTTTTTAAGTCACGAACCGGCTTCGTGACGTCAAGCTGTACGCCAATGACTGCAACACCACTCATGACACAGCACCGGCTCGCTTAACTTTAGCGCCTACGCCTTGCCTTTTTCATCTGCGCTTCCTGGTCTTCGTTTAAGACGCCAAAATACGTTGACCACAAATAAAGCTCTTCCAAGGTCACTTCATTTTTTAGACGCGTCAACGTATAGCCAAGCTCTTTGGCAACGCCGAGCTGTAATTTGAGCAAATTGTCTTTCCGAAGCTCGGCCCTCAGTCTTTTGGGTCGAAGTCCTCATCTACTTCGTCTTCGCTGATAACAGCGAGCATCAACGCCTGCAGGTCAGCGTCACGCACTTCGTTCTTTAGCTCAGCAGCTTGTCCGCCACTAAACATGCGGTTGCCGTCTTCGTCTTGCGCTTTCATCAGCAGCAACTGCAATGCAAAAGCGTTGGTATCGTCTTTAGCGGTTTTCTGTGCGCGTTCACGCTCGGCCATTGTCAGTGGCGTGCGCCAAAACTCGAACTCAGACCCATCGCTCAGCGTTACAACTTTTTTGACAGGTTGCAGATTGGCTGCTTTCTTTAGCCGTTCAAGAGCACTTGCCACAAAAAATTTGCGATATTCGCCATTAGCTTACACACAAAAAAACCCCCGACACAAGTCAAGGGCCATTTTGTTTTTGTCTTATCAGGAGCGTGCGAAGTCAGGCGTTGGGGCTTCAGTAGGACGGAAGCTGATTTCAATCGCCTGTGCATCGTCAGGATTGACTGAATACGATGCCGAGTTAATCACTGCAGGCACCGTGAAAGAAGTGCTTGAAGTGTCGGCAGGCGAGCCAGACGACAGGATCAAATCCGTGTAAAGCTTGAAGGTTGCGCCAACTTGCTTGCGCTGGAAAATATCCTCAATCAGGCGGTTGCCAATGGTGGTGTCGTCGTCAGTGAAGTAAACAGTTGCAGAACCGGAGCCGTCAGCAAAGCCGCTGATGAATGTACGGAACGGGACGGTTTGCCCGAGGGTTCCGCCGATCGTCGTGGTGTCGAGTTCTTCGCGAGTGACCTCAAGCGACCATTCCCTGCAGTCACCGACTGATTGGAAATCAGCAAAGTCAATCGTGAATGGCGTAGTGCCGTCAGTGCCATCGCTGCTTAATGCAAGCTCACTGCCGCCAGCAGTTGAAGCAAACGTGGCAATTCCAGTCGCTGCCGCATAGGTGCGGATAAAAACGTCGGTGCTGGCACTCAAGCCACCAGGCAACGTGCCGCCAGTGCCGGTGCCAAAGGAGACCTTATCGTCAACCTTGAAGTTGAGGTAAGTGCCAACGTTGATGTTGTTGCTGCCGCTGGTCACGTTCGCTGCTTTGAACGTAGATTTGGTGCCAGCTGGCTTGTAGTAGAGAGCGCCGGACGTACCGGACAAGACGTTAGCCATGACTTTGCGCGGTAGTGGCTTTTTTCGAGTCTAGCTTAGGTAGGCATCGAAGCTAACGCTAACCTGCACTTGAAAGAAAGAATCCGAAAGCCCAGAGGCAATTTGATTAGGGCCAGATGCCGCGTCAAAAATAATCCCGCTGACAGTTTTTCTGTCAAACAGATCCTTGACCCTTTCGGCAATGGTGAAAGCACTGGCTGCGCCAATACCTACATCTCCGAAAATATCGACGACAACGACACCTGACTGCCTGTTGGTGCCTGTGGTCGGGGCTTGCAACGTGAAATAGGCGTTGTCGCCAAAATTGACTTGCACGCTGAGCCATGGCGCGTCTGTTGGCGGCGTGAATGCCGTGTTGGCGTAGGCAACCTGATAGGCCGGAGAGCTAGCCATCTCAGTGGCAAGTCGCCCTTCAATCGCTGCACGCACATCGTTGTAGGTGCTGCTCATGGGTCCGTAGCGTTGTCTTTAATCCAATTTTGAATGTTCTTGGCAACCGTTAGATGGTAGTTCTGGACAATTTGATTTTTTTTCGAGCGCCAGCCTGCAGGTTCTGCCTTTTGCCATGAGCGCGGCAGATTGTTGCCTGAGATCACAGGCTCTGCATACTCCAAGTTGTTATAGACGTTGTAGACGTTGCCAATCCGCTCCTCGCTGTAGTTTGTGCGATCCGGTGGGGGGTCAAAATTTCTGTAATCACCCGGCTCAACCCCCTTCCCATCAGCTGCATTCTGCGTAATCTGCCAGCTTGCCCTCAAGCGCCCAGTGTCAACAGGGCTGCCGTCCTTAAGTTGACCATCAAGCTCTAAGACAGCAAGCCTGAGCAGACGGTTGAATCTGTCCTCCACATAATCACCAATTTGGTTAAACGGGAACCGATTGGCCATCGCTATGCCCTCAGGAACAACTCATAGGTGATTGCCGTGCCCTCTTGCTCCTGCGTGTTGACCGTAATGATTTGATACTCAACAGAGCTAATCACCACGCGGTCTTTAGGCGCTGGCACTGTCGCCAAGTCATTTGCCGCAACCGTTAGACGCTTGTCAGTCCTTTTAATCAACTCGTCAACCTCGGTTGAGGTGACGCCTTCAATCAGGCCTTTAACGGTCGTGTCACTTGTGCTTTCCGTAACCGTGCCAGTCGTGGTGTTGTAAGTGCCAGCCGTGACAAACCGAACTGTGACATCAGCGCCAAACTTGTCGATCAGCGATGACGCAACATTGGCGACTTTCCCGGCGAGTGACATTAGAGCTTGTAGGCGATAGCAGCACCGCTGGTCAGTTGGATGCTGGTAAACACGCCGTAGATGACGGTACGGGCCACAAAGGTTTCCCCGTCCAGGGAATCACCCGTATAACTATCAGCGGTGATTGCATTGATCACCGTGTCCTCTTTGAACAAGATCGCCCCGAAGCGTCCAGTTCTTGCATCTGTTCCGGTGATTGATTCACCTTGGCAGCCCATGTGCATTGGATCAGCTCCGTTTTACAGCTATGTTGCCTGGTCCACTGATTCTAAGGCTGTGGAGATACCTTTCAAACATGGGCGGCAAGCGGTCAGCACCGACTGAGCCAGTTTTATCAGGCACCACCGAAATGCTGCCAAGTTGAACGCTCTTAAAGTCTTCAAGACCGCCCAGGCTGATGCCGTCTTTGTTGCTGTGCAGGTAAACCGCTAGCTCAATCTGAGCGTGCTTGATTTGGGACGGAATCTCGGTATCGGTGAAAAAATCGTCGGCAATACGAAACGGGAACCCTGTCGCGTAAGTATTGATATATGTTGAAGGCTTTCTGACACCCGTTCGCGGCCACTCCAGCGCCTGCGTGTCGGTTGCCTTGGCCCCTAGAAATCTTTCCCGGTCTAGCCGCTGTGTAGCTGTGGCCAGGGCCCGATTCTTTTGGTCGTCTGTTGCGCTGCTCCATTTAGCAGCGTCAGTGCCCAGCACCATGGCTTCGACGTAGGCGTCAGCCTGCGCCAGTGTCATGTAACTGTTGGCGCTTGCCCCGCCCGCTGTTGCCACGATTGTTACTGCCATTGGCCTTGCGGGTGGTGGTCTTAGGTTCAGTCTTAGCAGGGGCAGAGGCCACCGCTTCTGCGGCAGCCTTCTGATCCCTAAGTCGCTTGAAAGCGAACAAAGCCATCAGCTAGAAGCGCCTTTAAGCGCAACAAAGTTGATGACGATGGCCTCTGACAGAGCGCCAGCCGACACGTTGGAAACGGTCAGCTTGAAGCTGCCTGCCGCCATTGTGTTGGCCTGCACCAGATAGCTGCCAGCAGTTCCGGCGGAGCCGTGAACAGCAACGACAACATCTGTTGCTGCCACTTCACTGTTGGTCACAGCAAAGGTGGCTTCAGCGCCTGCAGCAAGCTCAGCGCCATTCATGGTGATTTGACCGGAAGCAGCGTTAAGCGTCACGCCGGTCGTTTTGTTGGTGGCCTGGGTCACAGTGCCGCCAGTGGTCGGGCCAATGAGTT